GGGAGCCCAGGACACCTACGTCAACCTGGACATCGGCCGCTGGTCGACCACCAACGTCGACATCGGCACCGTGCAGCACTGCCACTTCATCGGCGGCGGCAAAGGCATCCTGGTGGGTGGCACCAGCTTCGAGCACAAGGGCTGGACCATCGAGAGGTGCGACTTTGCAGGCCCCCACACGGGAATTCAGTTCCTGGCCGGCAGCGGCTGCATCCGGGATTGTACCTTTACCGCCACCGGGCCCTTTGTGCCGCAGATACCGCCGCCCGGGGCCTCCGGGCCGATCACGCAGAATGCCAGTGGCGGCGACATCTTCTTCAACGCCCTATCGGACTTCTGCGTGATCGAGGGCACCAACAGCGAATCCTGTAGCGGGCTGTGCTTCTGGATCAATAGCTCCACCATCCCGGCGACCGCCCGCAATTGCCGCTGGGACAACCTGCAGGGTCCGGCGGCCTTCTTCGCTCGCGTCAACCCTGCCATGCACGTGGTCGATTGCGAATTCCAGACCAACATTACCCCGTCGATCCCGCTCATCTACCCGGCCGGACGGTCGGCGGCGGGGCTCATCCTTATAAACGTCAGTACCGGCCTGCCGTTGACGGTCCAGCCGCCGGGCCTGGGTGGCGGTTACGCCGGGACGTCGCAGTTCGGCGCGCTCATCATCGACAACCCTAACAACGGGATGTGAGATGCCGTCCTCCATGAGGAGCATCCTGTACACCGGGCCGGGTCAGCCGGTGACGCCACCGAACCCGCCGAACCCGAACCCGCAGCCGCCGCTCGTGACGTGTACCAACGTCGTGTCGCCGGCCTCGATCCTGCGGGAGATTCTCATCCAGGCGGAGGTGGTGCTGCCCGACGGCATCCCGCAGCAGCCGAACGACCTGACCGTCATGAGCTTCGTGGGCAGCATGCCCGACAGCCCCGACCAGGTCTTGGTCGTCTACGACGAGCCGGGCCGGTTCTTCTGGCGGAACCAGCGCGGCAACAGCCGGGTCCACCCCGGCGTGCAGATGAAGTTCCGTGCTCTGAGTGGCGACGGCTGGTCGGTCTTCAACTGCATCGTCCAGTTCCTGGACACCCTTGGACCGCAAGTGGTGACGGTGTATAACATTCCTTACAACGTGCAGTCGGTCTACCGCACCAGCGGCATCATGTTCCTGGGCGAGGAGATAGACCGCAAGCGGCAACTGTGGAGCGTCAACGTGAGGATGGCCTTCCAAGCCAATCAAGTACCTAGCATGGGGTGACCAATGAGCGCTTACATCCTGGTGGGTCTTGGCCTGGCCGTCCTGGCGTGGGTTACCCTCCTCAAGGCCGGCGCCGCCCAGGCCCGCATCTCGATCAACGTCAGCGGCACCGGCGCCCCGTCGGTGACCAGCACCAACGTCTACAATGCCAACTACAACGTGGTGTCCAACCCGACGGTGCTGATAGGCCAGCCGGCCTCGCTCACCACCCGCACCAGCGGCACCGCCGGCTCGCTGACCATGACCAACACGGGCCACGGCATCGTGACCGGGCAGCGGGTCGATCTGTACTGGAACGGCGGCCAGTGCTACGGCGCCACCGTGGGCACGGTCTCGGGCACCACGGTGCCCATCACCAACGTCAACGGTGGCAGCGCCCTGCCGACCATGGGCACGGCCATCACCGTGGGTCCGACGGCGTCCACGCCCTTCAACGTCGTCGGCAACAACATGCAGACCCTGTACTCCTTCGCTCCCAACGGAGGCTACATCGTCTACAACAACGGCACCACGGACGTGTACGCCTCTTACCTGGGTGCGGGCGAGGTGGACTGCTGGCAGCCGACCGACGTACGCGCCAACCCGCTGGCCACCTTCACCACCACCATCGTGTACATGTCGACGCCGTACACGGTGGGTAACGTCGTCGGCCAGCTGGCCGTGGCCTTCACGAACTAAGGAAAGCGCCTTTCCTTGCAGGGGGTTTACCCATGACCATCCTCGTCCTGGCAATCCTGGTGATCCTCTTCCTGTTGATGGGTCCGTCCGCCATCCTCACCGACGGCTACCAGACGCTGGTGTCCATCGGCGGCACCATCTTCAAGGAACGCGAGACGCAGCCGCCGGGCCTCGACAGCGGCGGTCCCATCGACACGACCACCATGCGCAACCTGCGCTACCGCACCATGCAGCCAAAGCACCTGGTGACGGCCACCGAAATCAAGATCAAGGCTGAGTACGACCCGATCTTCTACCAGGTGGCGGTGAGCACCCTGCTGGGCGTCAACGGCACCATCACGGTGACCTTCCCCGACGGCTCCTCCATCCTCATCTGGGGCTGGCTGGACAAGCTGATCCCCGACAGCCACAAGGAGGGTGAAGTCCCGACGGCCGAGGTCACCATCCACCCCTCCAACCAGAACAACTCCGGCGTCGAACAGTCGCCGATTTACACCCCGTGAGGGAGCCATGAGCGAAGGCAACGGCGACGAGTTGGTGGTCGTTACGGTCAAGCGCAAGACGCGCAAGGTCAAGATCGAGGGCGACGACGGCACCGTGCGCGACTACACCCTCATGGAGATGATGGGCAAGGACCGCGACGTCTACAACAACGACCGGGCCCGGCGCTGGAAGACCAACGACCAGGGTGTGGTGGTAGGCGTGACCGACTTGACCAACCAGTACTCCGCGCTCATCTCCCTGTGCCTGTACGACGAGACCGGCAAGCGCGTCCCCGAGATGCAGGTCCAGACGTGGCCCGTCACGGCGCAGGAGGTCCTCCACGAGGCGTGCCTGAAGATCAACGGCTTCGGGAAGTATGCCCCCGAGGAGATCGAGGCGGCTAAAAAAAACTCGTCGGCGAGCGATACATCTGGTACCAGATCGCCCGACGACTCGGCTGCACCATCGCCGAAGCCCAGGCAAGACTGACCGCCACCGACCTGGTCGAGGAGAAGGTGGGCCTCGACCTCGACTGGACGACGCGCTCCAAGCAGGACTACTACCTGGCCCAGATCGCCTTCGAGATGCGCCTGTTGCGGCTGTGCTGGACGGGCGGCGGCGACGGCTACCTGAGCATGGAGGAGTTGCTCCTGGACTTCAAGGAGGCGACGGTCAAGGAGGGCGAGGACGGCGAGGAGGTCGTCAAGGAATACAGGCGAAAGGGCAAGGCCAGGCCCATCGAAGTCGGCAAGGACGAGCTCGACGATCACTGGAAGCGCGTCGACGCCAACGCCAAGGCGATGTGGGCCTCCCGGCTGGGCGTACAGACGCTAACCTCGGGTACGCTCGATGGCGGTTCCGGCACCTCAAGTCCTGGACACCCTGTACGTCCTGATCCAGGCGGACGCCAGCGACTACCTGAAGACCATCGACCAGGTCATCGCCAAAACCCGCCAGGCCGCCGGCGTCCTCAGCAGCCTGGGGGGTAGCTCCCCGGCCACGTCCGGCTTCAAGCAGATGTCGGAAGCCATCACCGGCGCCAACCTCGCCCTCACCAACATGACGGCCAACCTGGAGAAGTTCAAGAAGAGCCTGGCCGGCGTCGCCGGCGGCGCCATGCGCGACTACAAGGAGATCGCCGACAAGGCCCGCTTCATCAACAAGGACTACAACGAGACCTTGAAGCAGGGGGCGAAGGACACCGACGGCTTCAGCGGCAAGGTGCGGGTGGCGGGGAGGCTCATCGGGGAGGTCGGCAAGACCATCACCGGCGTGTGGAGCGGCGTCGCCAAGGCGTTCAAGGACGCCCGCTACGAAATGCTGCTGATGGGTGGCGCCATCAAGGCCCTCGAAGCGCTGTCGCTCCGCGAGTTCGAGAAGTTCGACAAGGAGCTCATGAAGGTCCTGATCGGCACCCGTGACTTCGCCGGGGCCGGCCGCGGCCCCATCACCAAGGACATCCTGCAGATGGCGCGGGGGTCGACGCAGACGCCGGAGGACCTGGTCAAGAGTTTGGGCATCCTCACCCGCAGCGGCATGAACGCCTTCCAGGCCATGCAGGCGCTCAACATCGCCGACAAGTTCGCCACGGCCAGCTTCATGGACATGACCAACGCCACGCAGCGGCTGGTGGACGTACAGCTGGCCCTGGGCCTGTCCAGCCAGAACGCCAACGTCCACATGAAGAACATGGAGCAGCTGGCCAATACATTCGTGGCCATGGCGCCGCGGATGAACACCACCGTCGAGGAACTCATCGACAGCTTCGGCGGCCGCTTCGCCGCCGCGGTCCGGGAGTACAACATCTCGCTCTCCGACGCCATCGCCCTGCAGGGGGCCTACGCCGCCTCGGGCATCAAGGCCGCGGAAGCCAGCAACCGCGCCGCACAGTTCATCCTGCTGCTGGGCAAGGTCAACGTCGAGCAGCGCTTCTTCTGGGACCAGATCGTCGGCAAGAACGCCGTCTTCGACGCGCAGGGTAAATTGTTGCCCATGGCCGATGTCATCAACAGCATCTCGAAGGCCTTTGCGGGGCTCAACGACCAGGCCAAGGTGGCCAAGATGCAGCTGCTGGGCTTCCAGCCCCGCCAGATTCAGGCCCTGCTTCCCCTGCTGGGGCGCGGCGACGACATGAAGCGCTTCGCCGAGGAGGCCAAGAACGCCCAGAAGATACTCGACCAGGCGGCGGAAGCCTTCCGGAAGTCCTTCTCCGGCCAGATGCTGGTGTTCTGGAACAACGTGAAGGCGTTGGGGATCACCATCGGCCAGATACTGGCGCCGTCGGTCATGTGGCTCAACGACCAGTTGAAGAAGCTGACCGACTGGTTTGCCTCGCTCGACCCCAAGTTCCAGAAGATAATTATCGCCGAGGTGTCGGCGGCGGGAGGTGCCATGCTGCTCGGCTACGCCTTCACCAGCCTCTTCAACGTCGGTACTCTGGTGGTGGGCATCATGGGCCTGCTGGGCGTCAACATCTTCGAGTTGGGGGTCAAGGCCGGCTGGTTCGGCAAGGAGTGGAAGGACGCCTTCGAGACCTTCAGCAGGTCGGTGGGCGACGCCCTGCTGGTGGTCAAGGAGATGTTCACCGACGTCTGGAAGTACATCGTGGACATCGGCAAGGCCTCGTTCCACTACCTGGCCGGGTACATTGAAGCGGAGATGGTAGCCGTGGCGACCAAAATACAGATGACCAAGATCGGTTGGTCGCTGGAGAAGGGTTTCTACGTCACACCCATAACCCCGCAGGAAGACCGCCGCATCGAGGCGCACAAGCGCAGGGAGTGGGCGCGGCTGGGCAAGTGGTTCGAGGCCGAAGTCGGCGTGGCCGGGGAGGAGCTCGGCGAGAAGATGGGCAAGGTCATGCCCGGCGTCAAGAAGGCCATGGAGCCCCTGGGGGAGGCCTTCGGCAAGGCGGGCAAGGGCGGCAGGCTGGCCCTGAGCCTGGAACAGTTCTGGGACAAGGGCAGGCTCAAGGTGCCCGTCGCCAAGCGGGGCGCGGCCGAAGAGGCCGGCGACCTGGCCGGCAAGACCGGGCCGGGGTTTGAATTCAAGCAGATAGCGCTGGCCCGCTACATGCTCGGCGGTCCGATGGCGGCGAAGCTGGACTACGAGCAGCTGGACGTCCTGCGCCAGATCAAGGGGGGTATCGACAACCTGGTCATCCTGGGCCGCGGCGGTCAGGCCCAGGGGGCGGCGGTGCCCTTCAAGAACCTGCCGCCGGCCGTGCGAAACATCATACCCATAATGGGATTATTCGGGTGAGCCATGGCCGTCCTGCCCTTCATCGACCGGGTCGATAACCTCGAAGCCAGCGAGCGGCACGGCGTCTACCGGCGGCTGGTGCGCCGCTGCCGCGTGGTGTGGGGCGAGGGCTCCATCCCGCCGAGCAACTACGACGTCCTGGCGGCGGCCCTGGAGGTGTGCCCGGGTCCCCTGGACATACCGCCCGAGTACCTGTACCTGGCCCTCACCGAGCGGCACGCCAAGGTCGTCGAGAACGAGCCCACGGTGGTGGACGTGGACCTGGTCTACGAGCACGTCCTCGACGGGCCTAACCAGTACCTGGTGTCGCCCACTTACGGTGTGCTCTACGGCAAGGGCAAGTGCTCGGTCACCGAGAAGACGACCAACTTCTACTACCCCTACGGCGACACCGCACAGCCGCGGACGCAGATCGCGGTGGCCCACACCTACGGGCCCCAGGACATCGGCTCCATCGCCCAGGGCTTCGTGCCGGGGCTGCCGCGGACCATCATCCAGGGCGGCGAGATCAAGATTCCCTACCCGCAGGCGAACTTCACCCTGAAGGGCCTGCTCTACACCGACAACCCCTGGAGCATTGCCAGCCTGTTCATCAACTCCGTCAACGGCGCCCTGTGGCAGAACCAGGTGAAGTACTACTGGCTGTGCTCCACGGTCAGCTGGGAGATACTGGACGTCGTCAACCTGCTCTACGACTTCGAGTTCGAGTTCCAGGGCAACAGCGACTCCTGGTACCCCACGGTGGTGTTCAACGACCAGCGCACCGGCAGGCCGCCCCACGACGTGGAAGCGGCCGACATCTATACGTTCATCGGGCCCTACAGCGTCCTCGACTCTACCCTCAACAATGTGCCCGTCAACCCGCCGCGGCAGGGGCCGCCGCCCAAGCAGCCGGCGGGCTACTGGATCGTGCCCGCCCTGCGGCCGGTCGACTACACGCAACTGTTCAGCGCGTACTTCGAGGGCGTCTCGAACGTGCCGCCGCAATCGTGACAAGGCGCTTTCCACATGGCATCCTTCCTGAAGGAAAAGCCCGGACCCTTCCGCCGCGGCGCCCCTATCCGGGCCGAGCCCTTCAACCGCATGCGCGACGCCATCCCCCGGCAGCTGCGCGGCGGCGAGGGCATGTCGGTCAGCGACTACAGCGACCGCCAGGTGATCGTCCTCGACAAGCCGCCGCAGGTCACGCTGGCCGACCCCACCTACACCGTGGCACCCTTCTCGGTCGTGCAGGAGCTCGACGACCTGCTCAAGTGCCAGGTGTTCATGGCCAGCGTCGACCCGTCCAACGGCTGGTGGAAGCAGGTGCCCTACCAGAACCCGATGGGCCAGACGCCCGTCCCCGACCCCAACGGCTACATCTATGTGGCCAAGCCGTACCTTCTCCAGAAGACGCCCTGGGACGGGCAGACGGTCACCCTGAGCGACGGCGTGTGGACCTACAAGTATTCCACGACCGGACCGGGCGTGCGCCAGCGCGCGCCCTTCGGCAGCAGCGGGGACGGCCAGACGCAGAGCATCACCCAGAGCTACTTCCAGAACGACGTCATCAGCGCCGTCCGCTGCTTTACGGGCATCCAGGACCCCGACAACAAGATACCCGTCATCTGGCAAGACCTGAACGAGGGCGCCCGGGCCTGGTCCACGCCTGCGAGCGGGCTGGCACTCATCCAGGTGGTGTCGGCCTCCGCCGACGGGACGTCCGGCATGTACCCGGCCCAGCTTCTGAAGTTCAACGACGGCGCGCCTGTTACTTACACGCCGGACACGAGTACCAACGTCTGGGCGTGGGGACCCAGCGGCGGCGCCCTCACGATGCAGTCCTACGTGGCCTACCTGGCCGGCACGCACGCCGTCGACGGCAAGTCGGTGTACGCACCGGCCGGCACTGTCATCAACGGCAATTGCGTCAACAACCAGGTAACCCTGTACACGGCGTGACGATGGGGATCATCACCTTCACCTGTCCCCCTTGCTGTGGACCACCCCCTTGCCCATACGCGTGTAGGTGTAACTTGGGAAACTACCTGTGGTACTGCAACCTGCAAGCCGCTACTCCGGGTGGGACGGTGTACCTGACCGCCGCTAACCCCCAGGCGCTCGATTGTGAGGGCTGGATAGATAATCCGACTCATGCCGCCTGGGGTTTGGTGTTTTCTTACGGTGCGGGACTGACTCAGAGGTTCGGCGGCCCGAGCGCTCAACCGCCAGTGACGTGGGGCGTCCCACCCTGGATTTCCGTGCTAAGTGGTCCGGGCGGCACGTGGTACTATCTGGGCATTATCGACGGCACAGGGCCATGGTTATTCGATTCCGACCCGCCGTGGGCGGTTAATCCGCCGACTCCCGGGGCGGGTACTGCCGTCGTGTCCCCCTACGGGCAGCCGCAGCCGTGCCAGGGCGTCAGCTGCTTTCCGACCCTGGCGTCCTTGCCGGCGACACTTCATCTGAATATCGTACTCGGTTCGTGTTTCCCTCCGAGCGAATCTCAAGGCCCCGGGTCTTTTCCGCCTCCGCCCGTCTCCTGTCTTTGCATGGGTGGAAACCCCAGCGGCCCGGGTGGACCGGGCAGTAACCCGCCGACTCCACCGGGTCAAGACCCCGGCATTACCATCCCGCTGAACCTCGACCCGACCAGTTACCACTTCAAGTCGACGGGTGACATCGGTTGTGGCATGGCGGCGCAGGTCGAGTATTGGTTCGCGGTATCGAAGAACCCGATGCCATTCTGGAACTTCGATAGCTACTTACACTTCAAGTGTGGCGGCACCTGTATCAATGAGTACTGGATCGTGAGTCCCGCTCAGGCCACTCTCTGTTCCCCGTTCCAGGTAGCGATGGCCGGCAGGGAGGACGGGTTCAACAACCACCCTGACGGGTGCTGCGCGCCCGGCTGTAACCAAGGTTCTGCCATCTTTAATTGGAGCATTACCCTGTGAGTGGTGGTGTCATGGGTGAGGATTACATCGACAGGCCGTGCCCCTGCAGCAGTCCCGGCTACTGCCCGCACTACGGGAAGTACGTCAAGCCGCGCATCTACGAGCTCACCCACGGGGACAGCGAGGAGGGACGCCGCTGGCGGGAGCACCTGGCCAGGGGTTCGTCGCTGTCGCAGCACGTGGTGAACTTCACCAACGCCGTCGTCGCACACGTCATCGCCGGCATGGAGAAGGTCGACGACGGCGAGAAGGAGCGCCGCCTGGCGCTGTGCGTGACGTGTGACCAGTACGAGCCCTACGACAAGGAATCGGCCGTCTACCAGGCGATGGACGTCACCCGGCGCGGCCGGTGCCGACACGTGACCTGCGGTTGCTTCCTGGGGGTCAAGGCCGGCTGGAAGGAACAGCACTGCCCCTTGCGCGAGCCGAGGTGGTAAATGCCACTGACCATAGGCGGCCTCCTGTACACCGGGTCCTCGACGCCGTTCATACCGCCCATCGTTACCAATCCCGCGGACGGGGCGGTCATCCTCTCCATCGTCCAGAACGCCGACAAGTCCTGGACCTTCACCTGGCAGCCGCTGGCCAACACCACCACTTACCGGGTGGTGTTGTGGGGCATCCAGCTGGCGCTCACCACGTCCACCAGCTACACCTGGACTGGCTTTGAGTACAAGGACTTCCCGCCGCCGTTGGAGATCATGAGTGAGGACGCCGGCACCCTCGCCCTCACCGAGATATTCCAGCCCTACCTCGTCATGCAGTGGTACGGCGAGACGTGCTCCTACTACCAGGTCGAGCAGTACCTGAGTGCCTCCTCCCTGTGGAATCCCATCCGGCAGGTCACCGAGAGCGGCGTGTGGATGTACACTTACCAGACGCCCACCCTCCTGGACGAGACGCTCTACCAGTTCCAGGTGGTGGCCGTCGACTTTTACGGCAACCGTTCGACGCCGCGGTTGTACACCCGCTACGTGGTGACCACGCCCTTTCCGCCCGATTCGGAGGTGACTCTCAGCTACGCAGCGGGTAATGTGGTCATCAGCGCCACGGTTTAGTGGAAAGGGACTTTCCAGTGTCCGATCAGTACACCAGGGCCGACTCCTTGCGGGAATACCTGACCGGTGCCACCTCCGACGGCGGCGCCCAGGCCAGCCCGGCGGCGTCCCTGGGCGGCTACCGGTCGTCGACCGAGGCCCTGTCCCTGGGCATCCTCATCACGGGCATCCTGCCGGGTACGGCGGTCCAGTACGCCGGCGGCGCCAACCCCATCGGGGCGGGCATCCTCACCGCTCTGGACACCAACCACCTGGCCTGGCAGCCGGCCGGCGCCACCCAGCAGGGCCCGCCGGCCTTCTTCGTCAGCACGGGCGACGTCAAGGTGGTGGAAGCCTACGGGGCGCCGGGGCAGTACCTGCGCGTGCAGGGCACCCTCCCCTTCACGCCCGGCGCGTGCGGCGTGGTGCTCTCGTACCTGGTCGACAACTTCTTCGGCTTCGACGACGTCACCATCACGCAGGCCGCCGGCGGCTTCAGTGAGTACCGGGCCACCGTGGTCCGCAACCAGTCGACCTCCGCGATAGGGAACTTCCAGCGCTGGGTCGCCCTGCTGGGTACGCCGCAGACTCCCAACGTGGGGTCGCTGCCCGCCAGCGGCGCGGGCATCCTCTCCACCAACGGCACTTTCATCGACTGGCCGACCACGGGCTGGTGCCGTATCGCCACCTCTAGCGGTTCACTCCGCGAGATCGTATACTATAACGCCAGGACCAACACTGCCTTGACGGTGCCGGCGGCGGGACGGGCTTTACTGGGAAGTAGCTCTTCGGCCGGCGCCGCCACGGACGTGATAAGCCCGGTGCCGGGGGTGGCGCTGGGGGTCGATCCGACGGGGGTCATCCCCTTCGGGACGGCGATCCAGACCATCGCCAACGCCAACACCCCGCCGACGGGGGTTACCTGGGCGACGGGCATAACGCCGGCCACGGGGGCTCAGATCGGTGCCATGGCCGTCAACTACCAGGTCGGCATCTGGGCGTGGCGGCAGATGCCGGCCGGGGCGGTGTCGACCCCGCAAGCGGTAACCCTATTCAATGACAACTTCAACGCCTTCTAGGCAGAGGGTGATCCCATGGCGGTCGAGTACAGCGTTCCCGAGTTTCGCCTGGACGGCACCAAGAACGGGACGCCGCTGGCCAAGGACATATCCGGCGCCAACCACTGGGAGATCGTCTGGCGGCATACCGAGGGCTGGCTGCACGTCGAGACGCACGAGATACCCATTACGCACCCGCCCATCCTGGAGGGCGACGGACCCATCAAGTACGAGACGCGCGCCTACAACCGCAGGGCCGAAATCCGCGATACCGTCTACCTGCCGCCCGAGCGGAGCTCGGAGCTCCACGTCCAGCTGGCGGCCGAGGAGCGCCGCAAGGTGGCCGAGACCTGGTTCACCGAGGCACCCCGGGACGTCGTCGGACGGAACCGGGTAACCATCCCCCAACTCAGGGGCGTGCTTTCCAACTCCGCGGAGGAGTGACAAGCGCCTTTCCACTAACCTTCAGGGAGCCACCTAGCCATGGCAGCCGCTGCTTCAAGGGTCTACGTGGTGAGCGTGACCCGCCAGTCCATCAGCGCCATCGCCACGCTGGCGCAGCTGCTGGCAGCGGCCACGGTGCCGCTCCAGTGCCTGCGCGTCGACCTTAACCAGACGTCCTCGACGACATCGACCCAGCAGTCGACCCAGGCCAACGACTACTCCGTGGCCTGCTCGTCCATGACGAGCTTCACGCCAGTCCTGGAGGGACCGTCCACCGACCCGGCGGCCTCGGCCGTCGGCGGCACTTCCAAGACCGCCGTCTACAACGGTTCGCAGTCGGAAGGCACCGTCAACACCGTCAAACGGCAGTGGGTGTGGAATTACCTGAACGGGCTGCTCTGGCTGCCCGGCCCCAAGGAGCCGACCTTCGGCAACGCCGGCGGCAACGCCCTGGGCATCAAGCTGCCGGTGGCGCCCGGCACGGCCACCACCTTCACCCTCGACTGGCTGTTCGAGGAGCTCGCATGATCTCCCTCGACGAGAAGCTCCGGGACGACATCCGTATCTACCCGGAGCGGGACCGCCTGTTGATCGTGCTGCCGCGCCACCTGGAGCAGTTGAAGCTCCTGTGGCAGGAGGCCAGGGTCCTGGCCGGCACGCTGCAGCAGGCGTCCGAGCACATCGAGGTCAAGAACAAGGCAGAGCCGGTCAAGCACGAATTCGTAAAGCTGGCCTTCCGCTGCGGACTCCGAAAGGGCGACGACAAGCACGTGTACCTGTGGTTCGATTACACGGACCGCCTCACGCTCTCCTACGAGGCGTCCCGGGTGTGTGCCCTCACACTCCTCAAGTACGCCCAGGACAAGGAGCTCCTGGTGCAGGGCACGCGGATCAGCTACGCCGCCGAGGGGCGGCTGGGCCGCCCGACGCCGATCTGGCTGTGGTTCCGCAAGACATTCGGCAGGAAGTAAGCCGTGGCCATCGACTACACCGCCCTGCACACCGAGATCGTTACCGACCCCAAGGGGCTCGGCTACGCCGCGCACACGGCCAACAACGACGACGCCGGCGTGGCCATCCTGATCAACGCCCTCACCGGCAACGGCATCGGCACGGTCTACCTCACCGTCAGCATGACGCAGCTTCTGGAGGTGCTCACCACCACGGCCGACTTCGACGCCCTCATGGTGGCCGGCGTGGTCTACAATACCGTGGCCACGCTCACCATGCTCGGGCCCATGAACTTCGCCATGGCGGCTTTCCAGAGCGAGCTCACCCACCTGGCGACGGAGGCCAGCCTCTCCACGGCCTCCAAGACCGCCTGGACCAACGCCGTCTCGCGCAATGGCAGCCGGGCGGAGGTCCTGTTCGGCACGAACACGGTGGTCCTGCACACGGACGTCGCCATCGCCATGGGCCGGTAGGGAGTGAGTCAATGGCAACCACCAAGACCAGCTGGGCGGCGGCCGTCCAGAACACGATCACCCTCAACTCGCTCCTGAACGGCAACGCCCGCCAGGGCAACGTCATTGACTTCACGTCCGTCCAGCCCGTGGACTCCTTCATCGGCGGCAGCTTCAAGACGACCTCGGGGTCGCTCGGCGCCAACCCGATCCTGAACATCTACGTGTGCGCCATCACCGACGGCACCAACTACGGTGGCACGTCGGGCACGAGCACCGTGGGCGGTGGCGACGCCCTGATCACGCTGCCGTCCAACACCGGCAACTTCTTGCTGTTGGCGCAGGTCTCGGTCCAGGTCGCGGCGGCGGCCGAGTACTTCCAGCCCCGCAGCGTGGCGGCCATCTTCGGCGGCTACCTGCCGCCGAAGATCGTCGTCGTCGTGCTCAACAACACCGGCCTCACCCTGGACTCCTCGGCGGGCGGGCAAATCTGGCATACTGACGTCAACCTGGTCGTTGCCTGACGGGAGGAACCATGCCCTCCCGATACACCCCGACCAAGCCGACCTCCCGGCCGATCATCAACCAGTCGCACCCGCTGGCGCGGGGGCTGGCCTTCGCCGCCATCTTCAACGAAGGCGCCGGCCTGCCGGCGGACGTGGTCACGGGCAACCGGAGTTCGGTGTTCCCCAACGCCTGGACGCCCACGCCAGTGGGCCCTGGCGTCACGTCCCCCTCCGTGGGCACGACGGGCGTCTGCAACTTCGGTACGAGCACGATATGGAACGTCGGTACTGGTCCCTGGACCCTGGCGGTCTACGCCAACCCGGCCGCCTCGTCGACCCTCGTGCCGCCGCTGTTCTCGCGGCGCAACGCCAGCACGTTCGTGGGATTCGGCCTGTACGGCAACGACAAGCAGGGCTCGGTACTGTCGGGGTGGTGGACCCTGCAACACCTGTCGCCGGCCTACAACGTCAACTTCGGTTACCAGTCGGCCAACTCCGGCATGGACGGGAACTTCCACCTGTACGCCGGCACCATGGCCGGCAACGGCCTGGCCGGCCAGTTGTTCCTGGACGGCGTCCAGCAGACGATGTTGCAGAGCTTTGCGGGGACGCAGAACTACACCGGTGCGGACACGCTCTACGTCGGCGGCGACCCCACCATCAACGCAGTGTCGTTCACGACCGGCTACGCCTACCTGTGGTTTCGGCAGCTGAACGCCAACGAGATGATGCAGCTGTACCAGCGGCCGTTCGCCATGTTCGTGCAGCGGCAGCCGCTGGCGCTGTCCTCTCCCCCCCTCATCCAGCCGCCGCCGGCGCAGCGGCCCGGCCAGAGCCAGAACTATTTCGAGCTACCCGACGTCTCCACCTGGTACGCGGCCAACTACGCGCAGCCCAAGTGGGCGCCCCTGTACGTGGCGACGCCGCCGCCGCCGCGCCAGCAATCACAGTATTATGACGTCACCACACCACCACCGAGCGAGGCGTGGCTGCAGCAGTACCGCAGGGTCTACCTCACCACCGGTCAGGGCCCCGTGATCCAGGGGCCGCCCACCCGCCAGCCGTCGCAGTACTACGACGTCCGGACGCCGCGGCCCGACGAGTCCTGGCTGCAGCAGTACCGCCGCATAGCGATCTCGACCTCGCAGGGGCCCGTGGTCCAGGGGCCGTCGCCACGGCAGCCCAGCCAGGATTACTACCCCATCCCCGACCCCTGGTACGGCCAGGAGGGCTTCCAGAACCAGAAGAAGCCGATCCCGCTGCAGACCACCTTCTGGACCAGCGAGGTCGGCGTCAGCGGCATTTACAACGTCATCTTCCTGGTGTCGCAGGCGGGCTACTCGCGCGTGGCCAACGACATCCAGGGCTACGTCGTCTTCGTGGGCGCCGGCATCCTCCCCGACCTCACGATGCCGCCGGCCGTGTACTCGAAGACCCTGCCCATCACCATCCCGCTCACGCCGCCGGTGTCGGGCCTGCTCACCTACTACGTGCTGACGCGCTTCCGCGACGTCTACGGCCTGGAGAGCCAGAACCAGTTCTACTCGGACTTCACCATCGACCACACCGGCCGGCTGATCCTGCCGCCGGTGGCCACGCCGACCCTGCTCATGCTGCGCCAGCACGAGCAGGGCGAGATATCTATCGCCGCCATGTACGCGGAGGCCCTGGTCGACCCGTACCCGGCCACCGGCTGGCTGATCTGGTACGGCCTCACGCCGCCCAACACCAGCCTGCCGCCGCAGGCGTCCCGGCCGGTGACTGGAAAGGTACTTTCCTACACCACCCTCCCCAACCCGCCCGGCCTCTACTACGTGGTGGTGGAGCTCTACCGCGGCGCGGACGGCTTTACCACGGGGCCACTCTCCGGTACGGTTACCGTCAACGTCCCGCCCGGCGAGCCGGTGGCGGTGCCCAGCGGCTTCCAGGGGCCGCCACCACCCTGAGATAGGAGACTTCCCCATGCAGGTGAACACGTACCACCCCTCGGCCGCGCAGACGCCCACTGCCAACCTGCCGGCGGTCGCCACGCTACCGGCGCCCGTGGACGGCTCGCGCTGGGAAATCGAAATGATCCTGTGGAGTTACAGCGCCGCCCCCACGGCGGGCCTGGGCTCGGTCATCATTGCCTGGAC